TCTTGATTAGACTATTTGTCTAAAATGTCTTAATGTAAGTGATGGTTTACAGTCACAAATATAACATTTTATTTAATACCCCAATTAAAATAATCGATTTTTTTTTGTAATTCTTTTAGTCTTTGATTATCGGTTTTAGAAACTAATAAAAATTTAATTTCTTTTTCGATTTCGTCAATTGTTGGCGGTTTAGGTTTTTGTTGTTTTGCCATTAAAATAATTTTTGTTGTGCAACATGATTATTAATTCGTTCCATTGCCTTATCGAAGTACTCTTTATCTAATTCACAAGCCGTTAAATCAAATCCATAATCGTGACAAGCTATTGCTATTGAACCTGAGCCTAAATGTGTATCAAGTATTTTATCACCTTGTTTGGCAAAATTAGTTAAACAATATTCATATAATTTTATACTTTTTTGTGTTGGGTGTATTCTTGCACCGTCAATATTATAAAAACCTCTATCTCCAGGAGGTGGCTGTCTAAATATTAAATTTTTAGTTTCAAATGAAGTCCATGCAAATTCAGACATTGACATTAAATGTTTATCAGTCATTTTTTTATCCCATATAATAAAACAAGGTGTAGCTTTTAAGTAATCTAAAAAGTAATTTCCACCCCAAATAATTTGATTTTTACTAACTCTAAATAATTCATTAAAGTATTCTTTATTTGGTATTTCTGAATCCCATTTTTTACCATCATTAAAAACTCTTGTCTTTACATTAATCCCATAAGGTGGGTCAACTATTGCTAAATCAAAATATTTGTCAGGATAACGTGCCATCAATAACATATTATCTTCATTTGTAATTGTTATCATAATCTTTCTTTTATAATTTTTCGATAAACTTCATTTGCTATTTCAGAATTACATCCACGTTTGCGGTAAAATTCTAAAATACGTTTTATTCTGGTTAGGTTGCTTTGTTTTTTCATATTTATTTATATTTATTATTTTTTAAATGTCAAGTTTATATTGCTAAAAACTTGACATTTTGTAACGTTTTTATTTGTTGTTTGTTACGAATTCAAATCTATACAATCTCTAATAAAAGCAAATAGAATAAATAATGCAATTGCATACATAATAATAAACAGTCCCCATTTAAATAAACATTTATATGTAAAACTAAATCCAGCATCTTCATAAATAAACATAAATCCACCTAAACTAAACATTATAAATGCCAATCCAAATAATATAATTAGCAACGCAATAAAAAATTTTTTCATGATATTAATTTTTAAAATAAATGTGTAATTCTTAAAATCTGTCCGTTTTCTTTTGAGTGTAAAAATCCTTCAACTGCTTTTTTTGCGTGTTGGTATCCGTTGCGGTGATGCCAACTATCAGTACCGCTTGGACTTCTTAGACTCTCAATCGTTATACCAGCATAATCTTTACTTGTCTTATGATGTACATGATGAGTATATACGTATCGATGTTTCGTTTCGCTCCATTCTTTGCTAAATTCTACTGCCATTAACAAAGGTAAATCCTGTTGTTTAGCTCCATCTCCGTGAGTTGTGCCTATTAAATTATCATAATATTGAAATCCTTTTCGGTGCATTATTGAACAATCAAAAGTAATGTTTTCGCAGTTTTTAAAATAGGTTTCAATTACATTTGCTAAAAAGAAACCATTAGTATAATCGTGATTTGATGGATTAAAAGTAAAATGTACATCAGCAACGGTTAATAAAATTTCTAAAACATCGACATATAATTGTTTTGCTATTAAAAAATTAGTATGCCACATTCCGTCTGTATCCTGTGGAGTTCCTGAAGTTGTTAATCTTCTTGGGCTATCTATATGCAATATATCATTACCACCTATGAATAAAATTTTATCAATTTTAAAAGAAGATACTTTTTGTAAAATACCTCTAACGCCATCTAATACACGTTTAACAGCAACCTGATTATTGTAAGTTTCTCCACTTTCAAAAGCGCTACACAATTTTCCTATATGAATGTCTGCTGGGTCTAAAACTAGTAAATAAGAATCATTGTCTTCAATACGTTCTAATTTTGGAAACTTAGGCGAATAATTCTTTAAATCATTTATTAATGTTTCGCTTAAGTCTTGAAATAATTTTTCTTCAGGTTTTACGAATAAAGGATTTGTAACTCTTATGCTTTCTGTTTTTGTTTTTAACCATAACATCGGAGTTGTGCTTGGGTCAACACTTAGATTTTCGCAAGCATTTAAAACGCCCTTATTTGATTTTATAAAAGAAACATATTTTCTTAAATAATCTAAATCTTTATAATTACCATCAGGCAATAATTCATTTGCGATTTGGGTGTTATTTTTATTTTCCTTAATTTTCTCGATAATTTCTGGGTTTAAATAATCGTATTTTTTCATAATTTATTTATTTTTTTTACCATTTTTTTAATTAAATCAAATTCAGAATAACATATGCTCACCATTCTTTCTGAATGATTATAAATATTTATATCTATTCCCTCTCCATTTTTCCATTCGACAATTTCAATATAACTATGTTGTTTTGCTGTACAATCATATTCTTCTAAATTAGCAAATAGTGCGTCTCTTTTGTATTTTTCAATTTTTTTCATAATGAGTTCCATCGTTTCCATTTTGACCTATAACATTCATTCTTTTGTTAGTTTGTTCCTCGTTGTACCAAATGTTAGGTTTTTTAAATTTTTTAAATAATTCTAATAAAGACTTATTAACTACTCTGCTTTCAAATTCATCAGTTTGACAGAATTTAGAGAACTCAATCATATCTTCCTCATTATAACTTCTTTCAGCTTGCCATTTAGTACCTTTAATAAACATAGCTTTTTCTCTATCACAATAAGGATGTGTTATGCTTTCACAATTAATTATCGATGCTTCTTCTAATGTTTCTTTATTTTTCATAATTTATTTATCTTTTAAAATCATTGTAAGTAAAATAGTGTAGTTTGCGAGGTCTAAAAGGCTATCATGAATACTTTCGTTATTAGGTGTTTTATTGTTGTTTAAAAGTACTCCTAAACGTGCTACCTTAGTAGCTATTAACGAAAGACAATTTAACTCAGGGGTTAATCCTGATATATTCCCTGCAAGTTTAAAGTTTGAAAGTCTGTCTTCATTTGCATAGTCATTACCTTTTGCAAACATTATACTTTTCATTTGTTCTGTAATTTCTAAGAATTGTTTTTGTTGGGTTTCTAAATTCATAATCCTTTTTCTTTTTTAATAATTTCTATTAATTCATCTAAATTATAGTAGCCTTGACTTTGTTTAAATTGTAAAGACTTACTATTTATATAAGTTCTTAAAACTTCTTTAGCAAACTCATCTGCTATTTTTTCGCATAATATAGCCTCGTCAACATCTAAATAATTCTCGCTTTGATGTGGATATAATTTTAAAAATCTTTCTCTTAATCTCATAATTTCTCTATTTTATAATTAACTTTAATATTGTACCCATCTTCAAAGGCTAATAATTCTAAGGTGCAGAACTGTATATTTCTATAACCAGTTACCCAATTAGATAGTTTCTGATCTGATATATTGTGAAATTCAGCGTATTTCTTCTGCGTAAGTCCTGATATTTTAATCAGTTCTTTAAGTATTGTTTGGTTTTGATTCATTGTTATAATTTATTTATTTCTTGTTTTACTTCATTCCAGTAATTATCATTCGATTTATATTCCGTTCCTGAATCGCTTTGTCCATAGTCAATCATTGGGTCTGTTTGTAATATTTCATCAACCGCAATCAATGCGCACTTTATAGCATACTTTTTTCTTATTCCTACTAATTCTAAATCTAAAGATTCTCTTAAGCCAGGAAAAAATTTATACATTAAATCTTCTGCTTTTTCTAATGGTATCATAATTTCTATTTATTTAATTTTCTCAAAGATAGTCTTTATATCAATTGCTATAACATAATGATATAATTTATATTAATTCTAAATAAAAACCCACTGTTTAAAGTGGGTTAATAAGTGGGTGAATAAATTAGAATGGTAAGTTGTCTGGTTCGTCTTTATTAATGTTTGTTGCTGGTGCAAAAGTTTCAGTAGATTTAATTGTATTAACTTGCTCTGATTTGCTAATTTTCCATCCTTGAATAGTATTAAAATAAACTACTTCACCTTTTGGATTTGTCCACTCTCTACCTCTTAAATTAATTCCTATCGTAACGTTTTGACCTACTTCATAACCGTTTAAAACATCGCATTTATCCTGTACGAATTGAGCCTGTATATGTTGCGGATATTGTTCGTCTGTTGTAACTACTACGTTTCTACTTTTAAACGTTCCTTTTTCAATAGTTTCACCTATTACTTTAATTTTTCCTGAAATTTCCATGTTTATTTTTTTGAGTTTTTAAAATTTAATTTAGCCTGCTTTTTTTCGTCTTTTGTGAAATAAGATTGAGCTAAAACAAGATAATTTGTTTTGTCGTTGTTGAAAAAGAAATTACGAACTATTTTTGTTCCGTCTGGTTTTCTTCCGATTTCGTGCGATACTAATGTTTCCATGTTTTAAAATTGTTTATTATTATTAATTTTGTTTATATACTCTTTTTTAATTTCTTCTGCTTCTATAATTCTATCCCATATTAAATCACAAATAGACTCATCACGGTTAATTATTATCTCGTGCCAATACTCTATGCCTTCGAAAACAATATAATTGAAGAAATGCGCCTTAATTCTATTCGTAGACATCATTTGCATTTGCATTTGATACATGTATTTTTTATCAATTTCACCCTCAGCAACTAATTTAAAAAAAGTGTTTGGTCTTGGGCATTTAATTTCTAAAATAGCATCGTAGCTTACTAAACCGTCAGGACTTGCCCCAGCATTTTCATTTAATTCAATAAAACCACACTTTGAAACCTCTATAAAATCTAAAGATTTCAATTCTTTAAACTTATTGAATGCTAAGGGTTCTAATTCAATCCCTCGCTCCATATCGTAAGAAACGAAATTTTCTTCTAACGTTCCGAAAAGTTCTTCAATAGCTTTTTCAAAGGCATAAGTTTTTCCAGTTTCTCCAAGTCCCTGCTTCCCCATTAATTTATAAATTTCAGATGCTGTAAACTTTCCTAATCTCTCATTATACCATTCGTCTATACGTTGTAACTGTTCCATTTTGCTTTGATTTCTTCGGTTAGTATATAATTTTTTTCTATTTGTTCAATAGTTGCATTTGCTTTTTTTGCACTTTCGAACTTATCTTCGGTAAAATTAGGTTTTACTTTTTCTTTTGGTCGTATTGGTTTTATTCTAATTCCGTCAGTTATAGCTCCCATCATTTTAACATTTCTATCTACATATAACTCCAACTTCATGCCTACCCAATTTTCTATCACATGGCATTCTTTCCCTATTAATCCGTCTTGTTTAGCAAATCCAGCTAATATTTTATTATTAGTTGAGTTTAACTTTAAAGGTTTAACCGCTTCAATAAAATAACAAAATATACCATCTTGTTTGGTTCCTGATACATCAACACCTATTTCATATTTAACGTTTTTAATCGTGAATATTAAAGGTAGTCCATCAGTTTCCATTGCATCTAAGTCAGCACTTGCTAAGTGCGTTGATTTTCTGTATTTTCTCCAGTCTGTTTTCATAATTTTTATTTAATTTTAGGTTTCCAGTATCCGATTGCGTACTCTTTTTTTTTCATTTTTTCTTTATCGCTAAATCGTGCGTTTGCTATTTCATTTATAGCTGGGTAATTTGTCACTATTATATAGCAACCTACCCCAAATGTATCAACTTTATAATCTTTGCTCATCGTTTAATATTTTATAGATTTCTTCTTCATAATTGTTTAGTAATTCCTGAATGTCGATTGGATTATCTTCTAATGTTATTTTATGCACTTCAACATCAGGAAATTCCTCTGGGTCGTATTGTGTAGCTGGGTAGTATTTACCACTTACTGTATAATAAGCGGTTAAACTTATACCGTTTAATTCAAATGTGTGTGTGTTTAGTTTCATAATTCTTAATTGTTAGCTACTTAATGAAATGACCGTATAGTACGTGCATTATCATTTAAGTAAATGTTATTTATTCTTTTCATCCATTGGTAAAATTTTTCTGTGTTGCTCATGGTTTTAGTTTTTTAAAGCGTTTAAAACTTCAGTTTGTGTTTTGTAAATTCTTGTTTTTTCATTGTAATTTTTACTTGTTGCAAAATAACCTGTTCTTTCACCGTTGTTATAGCTTGCAACTAAATTAAATCCTTTTCTATTAATTTTTTCTTGAATTGTCATGTTTTCTTTGTTTTAAATTGTTTGACAAATATACAACTAAATTTGAATAATACAACATTTTGTTGATATTTATATTAATTCTAAATTAGCTTAGTTTGTAAATTATATACTTATATGTTGTATATTTGTTAAAAATAAAGTAGGATATCTTTCAGTTTAACATGGAACTGAAATAAACAAATTAATCACAATGTAGCAATAACGTGTAATTGCTGTTATAACTCATTTTTTATGGAAGCATATAAATTAGAATTTGATTATTTTTCTGGAGTGGAATGGAAAAATAAAACAGTAGAAGTAATAGGTTTGACTGAAAAAGAAATTGAAGATATTTTTTTTGAAGAAATGAAATGGTCGAACGATATAGAAGAATCTGATATGAAGTGGAATAGGTACAAAAATAAAATAGAACATGTTATTTTAAAATTTCCTTTGATTAATAGTTATACTTGGTAAAATAAGGCATGACTATCCGCTAACACTTATAAATGTATTACAATTATGAAAAAAGTAATTAACACGCTCGAAAAGAGTATCGAACTCGCAAAAGAATTGAATGTCAATAGTTATACTATTGTGAAAGATGGATTTGTAATTAATGTAAAAATAAAGTAGGAAATAATTAAATAAAATAAAATAAGATGACACAATTAGAATTTGACAAAACAGGATTTACTGGAAACATGAAGTGTATTTTTCAAGGTAATGAATACGGAATTGCTACGGTTGACTTTGAAGAAAGATTAATAGGTATTTATGAAATGATTAGCGGTGCAGAAAGTGAAGAAGATATTTCATGGAAACGGTGTGAAAATATAACACTAATTACACTCTAACTTTAGGCAAATAAAACCATAAAAACACAAATAAACACAATATAAAAAACAGGCTTGTATAGTCTGTTTTTTTTATTTCCTTAGTCTTTGTTATCTCAATAGTTTTAGTGATTGTTTGCTTATTGTAAATCGTTTTTGTGAGTACATTATGTTTGCTTTTATCTTTTGTAATTATAACATTTTTATATTCTTTACCGTTTAAAAACATTGACTTACTATTATCAAATGGTTTTATAGTGAATATATCGTTTAATATAGTTTCTTGCTTTAAAACTATATCATTGTTAGTCGTGATAGTTCCTGATTCAAACTTGCTTTTATTTAGCTTAACATCTCGAGTAGTAGAGCATGAAATGAATAAAAATATAATGATTAAGTATTTCATGAAAAGTACCTTTTAATTTCTTTGTTTCGTCTGGATAGTAATAGATTATTTTTGCCTTTCCATAATAAAAAAGCATTTGTAACACTTGTTTTGTCGTTTGCATTTAATTTTACAACTCGCAATAAAGTGCTTTTTAAAAATCTCGGTTCTCCAACATTATATATAAAACAAAATAAAGCATCAAATTGATTTTGATTGATATTTAACGGTAAATATTTATTTAATGTCTTTTCAAATTTAGTAGCTATTAAGAAAAATAAATGATATGCTTGCTCTTTTGTAATAGCTTTATCTTTCATAGTTACCTTTGTGCCATCTTCATAGAAAGTGTTTCCTAATCCAATAGTAGGAATACCATTAGCACATAAGTAAGGTTTTAATCTTAAACCCTCTAATTCTGCAAGCAATTCAATCCCTGATTTAGATATTTTTTTCATTTGTCTTATCTTCTATAAATTCATTATGCCACTTCTTGTAAAAATTCGCATTTTTTTTTTCTTGTAGCTCTTGTTCTAATATTTCACTTCTTATTTTAGAATCTCTTATATAAGTTCTTAATTTATAATAAGCAAAAAAAACACCTATTAAAGTTAATAAAAACTGAACAAAATTAGTTGCATTTGATAAATAAAACTCCCCAAATGTAAGCTTTTTTACAACGTCAATTAACGTGAATGAGTATAAACAATAGAAGCTATAATTTAGCGTGTTGAATAGATATTTTATTAAATGCATAATCAAAAATTTGGGAGGTAATTATTAACAAATATAACGAAAAATAAAGTTGTTCGTTTAATAATTCGTATATGCTATTTAAGAATATAATTGCAATTATACATCTTATAAGATATACATTATTTTTTACAGGGCAAAAGAAATAATGTAATAAAGCAATAGCGCATATGAATGTGTCGATTAAATCAAACGTAAAATAGTTTTCATTATAAAATTGAATATCTTTTAAAAATAAAAAACAAAATACCCAATTACCCACTATTATAATATGCAAGCAATTGAGTATTTTACTAATAATTTTCATTATGTTTTTTTAGGTCTTGGTAAACCTACATTGTCTACTTCGGCAAATGTATTAGGTGTATTTGGTTTATTTTTATCCGAAGCTAAATAACCAATCAATACCACTCCAATAGCTAAAAGCAACTGATTTCCTGATTTATCCGTAAAAGCACCCGCATTGTAAGCCTGAATTAATGCGTCAATCAATAAAGGTAATCCCGCAATTAATCCAGCTAAAGTTGTTTTCCAATTTTTCATATTTATTTATTTAAAAGTTATAAGTTAAATAGTTTGCATACATTTGGGAAGCCATATATTCTAAAGCGGCTGAATTATAATGAATTCCGTCTAATGTAGTATAATGACCTGTCATGTCAACAGTTTTCATATACGAATCCTGCAACACCATTTCTTCGTATATTGAATTTATTAATGGGTAGTTGGCATTATAAGTCCCCACTATATATCCATTTAAAAAAGGAAGTGTAGGCGCTGAAAATAAACCTCTTAACCAAGATGATAGATTTGATAAATTTTGTTTATAATTAGTAATTCCTCCGTCAGCAACCCTATCGGCATCTCCCTCTCCTTGATGATATAATATAGCAATAGGCTTAAGTTTTATATCTTTTTCAAGCCCATAATTCAATGCGTTATTTAACTTAACTAATAAAGCATCGCACATTGATAAATCACCAACCGTAATTAAATTAGTTTTTGGTTGCCATCTATAATATCTATTACCACCTCCAGTAAAGCCTAATTCAGTTATCGGTACACCCCCAACCGTTTGTTTTATACAATATAATTTTTTAGTTGGGTTAGCATCTAAATAAGCTTTTGCGAAAAAAATATCGAAAGAAAAACAAGACGCATTGTCTCCGTAAGAACCATTATTTGTGTCTAAATTATAACTCGCAAAGGTCGAAGTTGTTGGATTCCACATCATATAATTAGCAATCGTATATCCGCTACTTACAAGCCACGATGGAGCACTTGCTTTTGGAACTCTACCGTCTGCATTGCTTTGTCCCGCAACTATAATTAAATCATGTGTATTTGATGTTATATTTTTCTGTAAAACTGCTTTCTTAAATAACAAGTTAGCCTCTTTATTAAAAGGATTATCATTGCTAAATGCAGAAATCGTATAATTTGGAATTGTAACATTTGAATTTAAAACTTTGCCTAATTCCTGACTAATTACTTTTTGAGAAATTACAGAATCATCTTCATTGCCTAATACTTGAACCATATTAGTTGCTTTTAGAACTCTTTGACCATTTATTACAAAATTAATAGGAGTTGAAGGTGTCAAATTACTACCGTTCACATACGATACTGATAAAGCAGCATAGTTGTAAGTAGTTCCTAATATAGACGTATTAGATGTTATCCATATAGGAGCTGAGACAGCTAATGTTAAATCATCATTAAAATAAGATATACCATACTGCAATCCTGAGTCAAATGTTAAGTCTAAAGTAGAGCCTTTTTTTATTAAAAAAGGAACAGTACAGATTCTGTTAGTACTTGAAGTCGGAGTTGTAGAACCTATAATATCCCATTTCCCTTGCAAATAAACAGGCTGTGTACTTCCGAAATCTAATAAAAAATAAAAATCTTTTACGTTTAATTTTGAAGTAACTAAATCGTCTCCTGATGTAGTTTTAAAGCTGTCTGCTGTATATGTTTTACCCATTTTTTTATATTTACCAGTTATTTGAAAGAATATTTACCCAAGTATATGTACTTGCGCCTGTTTGCATGCACATATCTACGTATGAATTATTGGCATCACTTCTGTATCTTATTGAGCCGACATATGAAGATGAAGCTGGTGCTGTATTAACGCCAACTTTAATAGATGAAGAAGCAGCTATTGCCCCTTCTATTTGTAGTTTATGCAGTCCGTCATCTCCTATTTTATTAATACTTATATTATTAGTAGCGGAGTTAATTGTTAAGGCTTCAACAGCTGTGGTTTCGTTGTATATAGAATAACCAGTTCTTGTAGCTCTAAGTCCTGTTGACCATACATTTACACCTGCTGTTTTTAAATAATATCTCGCAAAAGTTGAAGTTGTTGCTCTTGCAATAGCCAAGTCCGAATTGAATGTTTTATTTCCATTAATTGTTTGGTCGCCTGTTAAATTAACCGTTTCATCCGTAGTAGCTAAAGTATAATCTCCTGCTACTGTTTTTGCTGGGAATTTTAAAGTAGTATTTTTAGTTGGTTCGTTAAAAATAACATTTGTGTTAAAGTCCCCGCCTATAAAAGTTCGTTTAGTTAGTCTAAAATCTAATGGAGACATTTCAAGTCTGCTTGAATTATCATTATCATACGACTCTATGTCTAATAAGTTTTTTATAGCTGATATTTTAGTGGTAGAACTTGAGGCTAAGTCTGTTAAATTAACACTAAAAACACCAGTATCTTCTAAAGTTCCCTCTTCGTTAAAAGATAGAATGTCAATATAGCCACCACTATTTGGTAATTCAGCATGTCCGCCAACATCTAAAACTTTCTGTAAATCAATTGTATTAACAGCATCAACCGTTGGGTATTTAGTTCCTGCGCCATCAATAGCAAGTGAGTTTTGTTTGTTTGCGCTCAATTCATACCCTGCATCTACAACTGAAAAAGGTACAGGCAAAAGCGTTCTAACAGGCGAAGTACCACCGAATTGAAATTGATAAACAGGGTCTGAACCTCCCGCAATACGGTTAGCATAAGATTTTATTACAATCCTATCACTTGCTACGAAATCCCCGTCGTCCCAAACTCCAGATGCTGTGAATTCAGAATAACCCCCATTGGTAACTGGATTAGAAATGCTCGATGTACAAATCAATGTTTCGACTCCGGCACTATCTCGATGAAATACTTTAAAATAAAATGTTGCTGAACCCGAACCGCTTAAATGTCGAATATTTCCAAAAGTTGTAATATTAAAAACACCAGGTTGTCCTATCAAAATACCTGCATCTGAAATCCTTTGTGATACCAACTGGTCAGTAGTTGTTATTGTTGGTGTGCTTACATCTATTGCAGTCGTGTTATACCTTACATCGTGAATATCTTTTACCATTACCACATAACCACTTACATCCGATGCAGTAGTTGTTGGGTATAGTGTTAGATTAGTCGGTAAATCTGAAATATTAAGTTTTAAATCTAAAGCGTCGTGAGAAGCCTTTTCATTAGGGTATAATGTTTCGGAATATCCTGAAATTGCACTTGTTTTGTTGGCTGTTTTTTCTATATATGCGCTTGGAATAACCCCTTGTGTACCGTCAGTACCTTGAGTATTTAAATAAGTAGGTGTAGTTATAGTTTGTACAGATTGATTCCTTATTCCGTATGGGAATTTAGTTTCTTTGCCTGTGGTTGTTTGACCATAACTTGCAACGGTTAATAAAAGTAAAAAAAGTATTTTTCTCATGAGTAGTAAATTATTATATAATTATTAATTTCTGTTAATGTTTTTAAAGTTACAGTAGTTCCCGATTGAGTCCAAGTATTAGGGTCTGTTAAATTGTTTGATGTTTCTTTATATTGTGGCGAACCATTTATCTCTACTCTAAACGCAACCGCATCGTCAGGAATTATAAAGTCCTGTGTTTCTGCCACTGTAATAAGTGGGTAGTCAATTTGATAAGTTTTTCCTATTGTTAAATCAGGCTTATTTAGAATCGTTCTTTTGTCTGTTGGGTCTGTACTATTCCAATCTGAATTTACATTTACTTGCGCACCAGTTTCAATTCCGTCTAATTTTAAAGCATCGGCTTCGGTAAATATTTGATAAGCAACCGTATCAAGTTTTAATTCCGATTCATTAACTACAAGTAGATGCCCGTCACGACCAAAATAGCTAAATGTATCTAATAACTCGTCAAATCTATTAGCAGAAGTACCACCACCACTAACTCCTAATCCATCAAAAAATCCTGCATCAATTAAAGATGTCCATAAATCACTTATAGAAGTCGGAACGTGTGAAACGCCTGTTATAATTGTAATATCAGAATAAAGTATATTTTGCTTTAATATTAAATTTGCTCCGTTTGCTGTTTTAAAATTGCAATAGTTTCCAATGGTGGTAAGTCTATTTTGCTCTGAAATTATAGGACTTTCACCTGTTAATTCCAAAGAAAAAAAGTTGCCAGATTGTTTAGTTATTATTAAACTCATAATTTCATAATATAAAGATTAATAATATAAGGTTGCATATTTTTATCCGTTCCAGATACTCCAGTGGTTTCCGTTCCTTGCATATCTCCACCTAACACATCGCTTATGTATGGTGTTTCGGGGTATTTAGTACCTGGTGAGCTTGTACCATATTTCAAACCGTGAGCATGAGCAACTACTACCGCATCTTTTGACCCTCCAATAGCTCCCAAACTTGAATATCCTATACCGTAACCTACTCCAACTCTACCAGCTAAATTATCAGTTCCGTTATTTCCGTTACAAATTGCCCATCCTAAACGTAAATTTTTACCTAAACCGTCAACATAAAAGTTATCATTTAGGTATGTAATATCACATTTTACACGCTTAACGTCTCCGCTTTGAGATAAATTAGCTTGTATATAATCCAATAAAGCGTGTTCAACTTCACGATGTTTTGAAGCGGGTATTTTGTTACCACTTGCTAAATTAGTATCAATTAAATCGAATATGTCTGCGTAAGTACTCATAATTATATTTGTTCAGCTTTCCAATATCCAACCGTATCAAATCCTATGTAAATAAATCTATACATTTGATTAGTGGTTAATATTACATTTTGTACAAAAGTACCGAATGTCACAAACATTTTAGCTGTATTACCTACATTTGCTCTAATTTCAATATTATTTGAATTAGCTATTACATATACTTCTTTACCTATAATATCAGTAGCAGGTAAATAAGCAATACCACCGCTAAAACTTAATGAATTTACATCGTATGGTAAAACTTGCGGAGTTGCACTTAAGGTCAACACATCAGCTATTTTAATTGGTGCTTGTTGGTCAATGTAATTGACAATTTCTTTTAAATTAGTACCAACCTCATACGGAGTTATCCCGCCCGTTGCTGTTTCGTTTGTAATTTGGCTATCTATTTGCGCTTTTAATGCTGTATTTGTCATGCGAAAACTGTATTAAATTTATCATTAAATATTCTTGGTTCACTAACTATATCAGTATTATAATCAGCACTTCCATAATCAATTCCGTTATAATCTGCTAATCCAAAGAAATTATCATTAAAATTAGGTGACAAAGAAAAATCTATTGAATTAAAGTTTTCTTGCGCTGTTTTTTCTGGTATTTCTATTGCTTCAAATAATGAACAACGAATATAATTTACGTATAAAATCGGACTTTCTAATAGATAGGTAAATAAAACCAATACCGATTTTGGCATTAATTCAGTCCTAAACTTTTGTAAATAATTAGTTTTAATTGCTTGTGATACTGTATTTTTAGTAGAAACTTCGTAATATGTAGTCAACTCAGTTCTTTTATCTTCGTCAAAAAACCACGATTGCAATCCTATACTTTGATAAACATCATCTTTATTGTCTTTATAGTGAAATTGTGTGGTTTTTTCGCTTTCAATATCGGTAAGTAAGAAAGGACTTGAATAAAATGTTTCTCCTAAACTTTGATTAATTTCTAAATATATTAATTTATACCCAAAATCAAACGGAACGTTTGTAAGTGACCAAAATAATTGTGGCGAGCCATCAATTGAATTAGTCAAAGAATCTACAAAAAAATAAGGTGTAATTTCGGTTTTAGTGCCTTTGCATAAATCAACTGCAAAAACTGTCCAATCTTCCAAGTCTATACCGTTGGGGGTTTCGGTAACTTGTATGTATTTCGATGCATTATTAGGCAACAATTGAACCCCTTTAAATATAAATTGCGTGTTTATTTGGCTGTTCTTAAAGTAGAAAGCTTCTTCTTTTGTTCGAAAAATATTTATAAAAGGGGTAACTGCCATAACTTAACTATGTTTCACAACATTATTTAAAGCAAATATACAAAAAAAACCTATCTAAATAAATAAATAGGTTTTAAATACTAATTTA